ACATTCTTTGCATTCGTAAGAATATGAAGACGCTACAGGACCCCTATCTTTGCGGGTTCTGTAAAAACCATCTATTAAATTCTTAATTTCGCCACAAACTCTACACTTTCTATCCGTTAAAAGCAAATGACCTAAATTTATTTGCTTATCTAAATCCATTACATATATTCCCACATATATGAACGGTCACCATATTCATCAACAAACCATCTATCTCCATCCTTATCGATAAAACTATCAGTATCTAACCCATCAGAAACAAATCCAAAAGGAGCCATATCCTGTTCTATCTGATTTCTTTGTTCTTCATACAGTCGTTTTCTTACATCTTGATCCGTAAGTTCTTTAAAATAGTCTTGGGCAACTAACCAGGCGTAAATAACCAAACACATAGCAAGGTCATCATTGCACCCTTCTTCAGCTTCAAATGAGTTGTGCTTTTGAATAAAGGTTGTAAGTTCACTTATAATCTCATAATCATTCAATAATAGTTTACTTTCCTCAATCATTGTCTTAAGGTTAAGACAACCAACTTTTTTTACCGTTTTTGACATTTTAACGCCGAGTTGAGTCTTCTTTCCAGAAAATCCTTGTCCAACTATCTGCCCCGCTCTACCTCTCATTGAACACATTAAAAGATTATTATATTCAAGATCATATTGAAGGATACTAGCTACTTGATCCCCAACATCATTTACTTCACATAAAACGTATGCATTATTATACGCCGTTGCTGTTTCGTGGATAATACTTGGAAAAAGCATTGGTTTTATTTCATTGTTTCTATACTTGGCGACAACTTTATGAGGAAACTGTGTAATGTCCACCACAGTGAATGCTGAATAGTCATTTCCTACACCTCTAGCAACGTCTACAGTTATGAGATAATCATTATTTTGCACTGGGTCAAAGTAAACGTCTAAACCCGCGCTACGGGTCTTAGGGTGGTCATACACAAGTGTTCTTAGTTTAGATGGTGCGATTAATGTATCTACAGATCCTAGAAATTCGCATTCAAACTCAACCTTAAATTGTTGTTCACTCGTATTTGCTATTGTTTGTATTTTCCATTCTTCATCCCTTCCTGGAACTTCGCTCCAGTGAACGTCTGTGTAAATATATTCATTTTTTCCTTTTTCTGCATCATGCCACATACGGTAGAAATGATTCATACCGTGTGGCGTTGATACAATAATTACCTTTGTGTTTTTACCAGAAGTGATAGTAGGATAAACAGATGCAAAGAATGAATCGGCAATATGATTTGGAACGAATGCAAATTCGTCCAAAAATAAAATATTGAAAGACATTCCTCGAACAGCAGATGCTGATGTTGATGCTGCTAAAATTTTAGATCCATTTTCAAGTTCAAGAGAACCTTTATTCCAAGAAATAATACCTTGCTGCATCCACTTAGGTAAATTTTCATAAGCAGTTTGTAATCTATCTAAGAGTTCCCTTGCGGTTGCTGCTTTGTTTGCAAGAATACCGATATTTACGTTATCATTAAAAACTGCATAATGCAACAAAAAGGAAACTACTGTTGTAGATTTTCCAGTCTGTCTGGGCATCTTACAAATATTAAATCTATGCTCATGAAAACGATTAACAAGTTTTTCTTGAAATGGATACAATTGAAAGGGTTGTAGTCCATGATCAAGAGTAACAATCTTCACATAATTTTTAGCAAAATATACGGGGTCATCTTTACACTTAACAAATTCTAAAATTTGCTCTTCAGTAAATTCAATTGGCGTATTTGCTTTTTTTAATAACGGATTGCCAAGATATACATCATTTGACATAATAAAACCTCTAAATTAACTTACCATTTAACTTTGTCTGCCCAATAAGCAGCAGACATTTTTCCTTTCGCAATGTTCTTGGCGTGTCTGGTTTGGAACCTATGACGACGACTTGCATATTCTTTAGACTCACCCTTTTTCTTTGGAGAACCTTTGACTCCCAATTGTCCGAAACGAATAAGTTTTTCTTTTCCACCTTCACACGCTTTTACAACGTGAGATTTTCCAGTTTCTCCTGAACCATGTGCTTCTGCTTTTGGCTTATTGCACTTCATTTCAGACTTTTTTGCTTCCAATATTTCAACCTCTTCTCCCATTGGCTTTATATAATTTTTATTAAATCCCGGTTTAGGTGAGGAACCTCCTTTAGGTCCACAAGGTTGAATGAATGGCTGTCCTGGTTGAATCTGTGAAATAGAATGATAAATTACGACGCACCCAGGATAAACTTTCTGGAGTTCATCGTTAATTTCCTTACGTGTTGGTAGTTTAACCTGAGGGAAAAATATTTTAAAAGAATAGTATTTTGCTCTCCAAGATAGAGTAACTGCGATTACATTTCCAACTTGAGATTGAAGTCTAACTGCTTCCGTCACTTGGGATTTAAATCCTTTGATTGGTTCTGGTTTAATAATATCCACCACTTCGGCAAAAGTATTTCCGTTCAAATCTTCTATGGTTTGTTCTGGAACTACTATTTTTTTGGATTTTGTCTTTTTGGGGGAATGGGAACAACCACAATTTTCTAAGATTTCTTGAGTTATTGTATCTACAAGTGAAATATCATATCCGGCATTTATATTTCTAATAGCAGTGTCGCCCTTTCTTACTAATGGTATTTTTGGTTCTTTCCTTTTTGTTTGAGCGGCGGATCGTTCCCCTTCAGTAGATCCTTGTATGGAAAGTGTTCTAATTCCTTTTGAACGCTTAGACTTTCTAATATCTTTGGGGTCTACTTCAAAACTTAGTCCTTCTTCCATTTCACCACTTGCAATGTAATCTGCAGCAGTATCAATATAATCAGCCGCCTTAGTAATTTTAGATTGAACCCACGCTTCAAGGTCGCCTTCACCTTTACCAACTTTTGCTTTAAGTCTTTTTACTGCATCTTCAATTGTTTTAAGTTCTGATCTCGCCATTGAATATTCTTCATCTTTCACAGAAACTCTATCCCAAGCCTTTTCTCCATAAGAGCATTCAGATCTAGTTTCTCTTTTATTGCATAATGGACAATATCTTTCTTCTTCGTGCATGGTTTCCTCCGATTTAGTTCCCCAGTTTGCAGCACCAACTTTACGGCATTTAACAAGTGCTCCAGAAGCATATGCACTTGGCCAAATATCATAACGAGACTTTACTTTATGATAACAAGCATCCTTTTTCGCAGACTTTTTCTTTTCTTGTAAATCCATCTCTTCAGTCCTTACATTAGTTGGTTTTGCTGCACCAGTTTTTTCTGGTTGATTTGGATCCTTTCTATTTTTTCTCTTGAACGCTTTTTCTTCCTGTTCTGGAGACAATTCTGCAGACATTTTAGAGCTTCCACATTTTGGTGTAGAAGTTTGTCCTTCTTGACGAGCACAAGGAGCACCAGCAAAAGGACCGCCAAGTTGAACCCATCCCTTTACCTTTCTACCCGTTTTAGGGTCAGTTCCACTAGACTTTTTAAACCAATCTCTAAGGGTTTCATCCCCAGATTTAGTTTCTTCTTTTACATCTTTAAACTTTTTGTGATGCTTTTTAGCATCCGCCTCCATTTTTTTCAAACGAGTGTAATAATCTGGTATTTCGTCTAAATGCTGAAGGGCAATATCTCTAGCAAGTTCGTGGTCTTTTGTATGTTCGTGCTCAATAGGTTCTCCCATATCAAGTTGCTTTTGTATGAAAGAAACATCAAGACGATGCTTCTTTGCAATTTGCTCCACAGTTTTATGAGATTTGAGTTTATTCATTGATAAAATAGAACCTCTATTTATTTATTATTCAGTTGGTTCTTGAGTTTGCTGTTTTAAAAGTTTTGCAAGTTCTGCAGTAGATCCAACAAAAAGGGCATTATTTACAGTTGTTGGTCCTTTTGTTGTTTCTTCTTCTACATCTTTTTTAATCTTATGTAAAGCCATAAGTTTTTCTGCTATTTCACTTGTATTTTTTATTAATTGACCGGCAACTTCATAAGCACGAGGCATTTCACTTTCCTGCGCTAACTCAAGAATACCATTAATAGCTTCCTGTCCTTTTTCCACAAGAGAGTATAAATTTCCTCTTGCATATTCATAATCCTTTTTAATATCATCAGACGCAGACGCATACTTTTCTATTTTCTCAGTAATTTCTTCCGCTTTTACTGGTATAATTTCTCCCTCCACATTAAAAGTATCGTTAAGCTTATCGAAATTTTTAGTCATTTTCATGAATTAACTCCACTAAATCCAAAGTCATCGCCGTCTTCAATCAATAGATTATCTGCAGAGGTTATTGATTTTACTTCTGCTCCAGACAAATGCGGAGTAATATTAGTTCCATCTCTTCCCCTATCAACAGTAATAGTATTTCCTGCTTTTGATTTTACATATACCTCCTCGCCCTCAATATCCAAATAAGTATTCACTAAAATAGAAGACGCATCATTTACAGGTATTATTATGTCTTCGACCCCAATATCTTTTGTAATATTTGTAACTATTGTTCCAGTATAATTTTTAATTGCCCTCGGTTCTGCTGAATAAACTATTTCTCTAGTAGGTGTATTTGTAGTATCTCCAGTAATATATCCAATAGTAGTCTTCTTGATAATATCCTTGGTTGCAGAAGAAATAGGACCAAAAAGATAAGTTTTAACTGTAAATCTTAATGTATAAATTAAGACTCTCCTTGTCGTAAAGTTCCCTTCATAATCATCCTGCATAGTAATGTTTTCAAGAACAACAGGAACGTCTCTCTTTTCGTTAATACTATCAACCAATTCAACGGTCATAGTATATGCTGGTTGAAAATATGGTAAAATTTGCTCCACAATTTGTAATGCGTCATCATTCAACTTAGACATAATACTAAGTTCAAACTGCATATTATATGGAACGGGTAAATATGATTTTTTTGTCTCCTTTCCATCAACTACAGATTTTGCAGTGAATGTTTGTGTAGTTGATGATTTTCTACCTGGATCGTATGTTAAACCAGTAAATTCAAACGACATTCTTGGTAATGTTATTTGAACCGGTTTATTTAAATCGGGAGATTGCTCTAATCTAGCTAGAAATTTTTGAGTTGGACCATACGCCAAAGGAACTTTTATCACACTTGTCACATCCCCACTATTATTAAAGTGTTTAATGTTTATTTCATTAAACAAAGAACCAAAAGCAATTACGGTTCTTCTTAAAATTTCGTGATAAAAGTACTCAAACATTTTATTGACCTTTGAATATTATTTTAATCATAATAAAATATATTTAGGGCATTCCAAATGGATTTACCTCACTGAAGTCTATAATCTCATTTGCTTCAATCTCTATCTCCTCATTATTGGTAAATCCATCCTTAACGGCAAATACATCAACTTTTCTTAAGGAGTAAGAAGCATTTGAGGTGGAACCAACAATATTTTCGCCAGAAATAAATTCCCCATTTACATTCGATACCTCTAAAATATTTGTGACCGAATTCCAAGACCTAACTCTTCCAGTAGTTCCACTTTGGGAACCAGAAACAACTTCATTGAATATAAAGGTCCCCATTCCGCCAACATTTGGTGATTGTATCACTATTGTTGGGGCAACATTATAACCTAATCCTGCATTGGTTATATTTATTTGCGTGATAGTTCCTGCAGTAGAAACAACTGCTGTAGCTGCTGCAGAAACTGAAGATATTCCAGTAAATGTAATTGTGGGTGGCGTTACATATCCAGATCCAGAATTTGTAAGGGTAATTACACCAATAATTCCGTCCCCAATTACTGCCGTTGCAGTTGCACCACTTCCTCCCCCACCAATAAATCTAACTCCTGGGGTAACAGTGTATCCATATCCTGGATTAACTATTTCTACAGACTGAACAGATTGCGCAGAAGGGTTTGTATTATTATTACATACGACTATTCCGCCAATCATCTTAGCAGTTGCGGTTGCAGTTACTCCCCCAGCAGGTGCAGATGAAATTCCTACTGTAGGAACACTGGTATATCCACCACCTCGATTTGTGACGGTTATATATCTAATACCGCCATTTACAATCTGAGTTGTTGCTTGTGCGGTAATACCTGCCCCAACCATAACAAGTTTTTGGACAACCCCAATAGCAACAGAATCTTCTCCAGTTCCACTGATATTATCATCAATATTTTCAATACTAGTATCAATAATCTCGTCTTCATATCTAAACAATTCACATTTCAACTCATAAGTATAATTTCCTTGTAGTTGATAGAATGGCTTTTCGTGCTCTACGTATTTTATTTCAAATAAACGGTCCCCTAAAGGAAAATAAACTAAATCCCCTTCTTTTGGTCTAGTAGATAATTTAACGTCTGGTTGATTAGTAATTAAAGGAGAAATATAAGTTTCAAACCTCTCTCTTGATATTGTTAGAGTCAGTTCATTTAATGCTTGAATACCAAATTTAGAAAGTATTGTTGGATTGTCTCCATATCCGTCATAAGAATCTAAATACGCTTCTAATGGATATGCCGCATTAAATTTAGATTCTATTAATTCTCTTATTACCGTTTTTTCTGTTATATATTTTCTTGGAAGATAATAAATTTCAACACCATACATCCTAAGCTGTTCATTTATTAAATCTTGTATAAGACCTTGTTCTGTTTTAGAACCCTGAAGAAAAAATGGATTTAACATAATTTACCCA